CTCGGAGCAATAAACGAAAGCCGCCGCACCTGATGCCAGTCGGAATGTCCACAGATATTGAAGGTGTGGCCGGGGCAATCAAACTGCTGCGAAAGATTGAGCCCGAGTACCGCAAAGAATTCAATAAGGGCATGCGCGAGGTAGTGGCTCCCGTGCTGAGTGAGGTAAAGGCAGGCTATCCCGCCCTTCCGGCAAGCGGCATGGCTCGGGCGTGGAATCCGAAGGGCTACGCCATATTTCCGTGGGACCGCGCGAAGGTAGCCCGGGGCGTAAAGCTAAAGACCTCGACACGGCGCGGCCAGTCGTCCGTCCTCTACATCAGCCAGGGCGAGCCTGCCGGTGTTCTCTTTGAGGTGCCGACGGCGAAGACGCTGGGGCCGCTATTCCGCGCATCCTCACCGCGCCTACTCTGGCCCGCCTACGAACGACACGCCGGTCGCATTGCCCAGGGCGTCGAGGACGTTCTCGGGGTTGCCGTAGATCGCATCAACAGGGAGATTCAGTAATGGCAATCACTATCCCGATCATTACGGACTTCAATTCCCGTGGCATTGACTCGGCGCTAAAGCAATTCAAGAAACTCGAAACCAACGGACAGCGCGCAGCGTTCGCCGTAAAGAAAGCGGCCATCCCCGCAGGCATTGCCCTTGTGGCCCTCGGGGCCGCAGCGGTCGACTTCGCAAAAGCCGCAATAGAGGATGCAGCGGCATCCGACCTGCTGGCAGGGCAACTAAAGCGCGTTACCGGGGCGACTGATGCAGGCGTGGCAGCTGCGGATAAATACATCACCGCACTATCCATGCAGGTGGGCATCGCCGACGATCAACTGCGGCCGGCGCTTGGCAAACTGGCAACGGCAACCGGCGACGTGTCGAAGGCGCAGGACCTGCTGGGGATCGCCCTCGACGTATCAGCACAGACGGGCAAGCCGCTCGAGGCCGTCACCACGGCACTGGGCAAGGCCTACGGCGGAAACCTCGGGGCGCTAAAGAAACTCATTCCCGGGTTTGACGAAGGCATTATCAAGTCGAAGGACTTTGAGAAGGCCCAGGCGGAACTGGCAAAGCTCACCGGCGGGGCCGCGGCCGACGCTGCGGAGACAGGCGCGGGCAAGTTTCGCACGCTGGGCGTGACGATTGACGAGACAAAAGAGGCCATCGGCGCGGCCCTGCTCCCGGCCATCAGCATGCTGCTCCCAGTGCTGCAAAGTATGGCGACGTTCGTGCAGGAAAACGCCACAGTGGTCGCCATTGCAGGCGTGGCTATTGCAGCGTTCGCAGCCGCCATCATCGCCGTGAACATCGCCATGAAGGTGGCAGCGGCCACCACCGCGATCCTCACCGCCGCCCAGTACGCCTACAACCTCGCGCTATCGCTTAACCCCATCGGCATCGTGATCCTTGCCCTTGCCGCATTCGTCGCAGCCGTGATCGTCGCCTATAACACCTCCGACACGTTCCGGGGTTTCGTCGACGGGCTAGGCAACGCATTCAAGGCCGCGTTTAACTGGATCTCAGAGAACGTGGCACCGATTATTAGCGGGGTCGTCAATGCCCTCAAAACGGCGTTTAACTGGATTGAGAAAAACGCCGGCCCCGCGCTAGACGTACTCAAAACGGCCTTTGTCGTGGCCTTCGCGCCGATCTACGCTGCGTTTAAGACGCTGCAAGCGTTGCTCAAACTGATCGGATCATTCGACAAGGGCAACCGGACTCCGTTTAATCCGGCCGACCCGGGCAGCGGCCTGAACCCAGCCGGAGGGTTTGACGGCGACCCGGCAACGCCATTCGCCATGGGCGGGATCGTCACACGCCCGACGCTGGGGCTTATCGGTGAGGCAGGCCCAGAGGCCGTCATCCCGCTCGACAGGCTTAGCGGCATGGGCGGCGGCATCACCATTAACGTGCAGGCGGGCCTAGTCTCCACGCCCGACCAGATCGGCCAGCAAATTATTGAGGCCATCCAGAACGCGCAGCGCCGCAGCGGCCCGGTGTTCGCAGCCGCATGAGCGCCCCGACCCTTCAGGTACTGGTGGGATTCCAGACCACGGTAAACTTCGGGACCCCGTTTCAGCTGGATAACGCCACCTACGGGCTACTCGACACTGGCACGCTGGGCGGCTATCAGATGGTGGACCTCACCAGCATGGTTCAGTCCGTGAGCATCACCAGGGGCCGCAACCGTGAGATGGAACAATTCAACGGCGGCACCGCGCAGCTGCAGATCTACGATCCCACGCGCCTGCTTGACCCGCTAAACACTGCCAGCATTTACTACCCGTTCGTGGCCCCGCGTCAGCCCGTGCAGGTGCTGGCCGGTGGCGTCATTATCTACACCGGGTTCGTGACTGACTGGGACCTTGACTACGGCTACACCACGAATGCGAACGTGACGACCGTGGCGTGCGCGGATGCCTTTACCGTGCTGGCGAACCAGTCCATGAATGCCGTAACGCCCTCAGCGGAATCAAGTAGCGCGCGCGTGGCGTACGTCCTCACGCGGCCCGAAGTGGCGTACCAGGGACCGTACAGCGTGGGCACGGGTTCCTCCACACTGGGGGCATACCTCATTCCGGCAGGCACGAACGTCCTTAGCTACTTGCAGAACGTGGCGACGTCGGAGCAGGGCTACCTATTCATCAGCTCTAATGGCACCCTGACATTCACCGGGCGCGGGGCAGTGCTAAACCCGGTTTCGTCCATTGCCTTCGTAGACACCGGCAGCGGTGGCATCCCCTACCGGACGCTTATGAACCAGTACGGGGACGAACTGCTTTACAACTACATTCAGACACAAAGCCCCGCCGACCCGGCGAACCCATCGACAACCAGCAACGCGGCAAGCATCGCGCTCTACCAGGCGCAGCAATACACAAAGCTGGACCTACTGAACAGCACCGTTGCCGAAGTGGCCGCGCTGGGGAACTATCTACTGGGCCGTTACAAGGACCCGGTGCTGAGGTTTACCGGCGTGACCGTGCAGCTGGCCGCACTGTCGAGCGCCGACCAGACCACCGCCCTCTCCACCGACCTCACGCGCATAGCGTCAGTGCAAAAAACCTACAGCGTGGGCAGCCCGGCAAGCGTTACCCAGACGCTTATTGTGTCGGGCATTAAGCATGCCATTACGCCGGGCAGTCACGTCGTGGAATACACTTTCGAGAGTGCTGACCAGTCTGCATACTTCACACTTAACGACGCCATTTTCGGCGTTCTTGATTCTAACCTGCTGGCATTCTAGAAAGGTTTAACCATGGCGTGGACCGACCCATCAACTTATGTCGCGGGCGCAATCCTCACGGCTGCCTCACTTAACACAAACGTACGGGATAACTCGCTGGCCGGTGGGCCTATCTACGCCACAGAGGCCGCGCGCAATACGGCGATCCCGTCGCCCTTTGAGGGCCAGCGTGCATACATCACAGGGCCGACAGTCGCCGCCCCTACGGGCGCGACGTTTGCAACTCTTCCTAGTGGTATCTGCACGATCTATAACGGCAGCGTATGGGTATGCACGACCCAGATTGCCGGGGTCACAAACACGGGTGGCACTACAACATCAACATCGTTCACGCCGACCCTTACAAGTGGAGGCACAAACGTAAGCGTCACAATTGTGACCGGAACGACCGCCATTGTGACGCAAACGGCAGTGCTGGCGAACAGCATTGCAGGCGCGGGTGCCTATATGGGCACCGCCGTAAGCGGCGCCACGACCCTAGCCGCGTCGACAGAATCGGCCTTATACAACGGCGGCGGGGCCGCGCAATTCTTCCTTGCCTCATCGACCGCCATTCTCACGGGCCTCACGGCTGGCACAAACACCTTTACGCTGCAATACAAGGTAGGAGGGAGCGGCACCGCAACAGTGCAATCCCGGCAACTTATTGTGCAGGGCATCGCGTGACCCCCGACGAGGCCGCGCAGATTACGGCGCACCTTGACCGCATCGAGGTTATGGTCCGTGAGACAAACGGCCGCGTTCGGGACATCGAGCTATGGCGCGCGCGCCTACAGGGCGTGGCCGCCACATCCCGTATTCTCTGGATGGTCGCCGGGGGCACCATCACCGCTATCATCATCGCAATGGTCACAAGGGGGACGGCATGAGTCTGAGCAACGGGCAGGAAACGCTACGCACCGCCCAGGGCTATCTAGGCGCGCACGAAGGCGCACCGAATAAGTCCGGCGCACCAATTGTGGATGCCTGTCAGGAATTCTATGGCCTCGAAAGCACGCCGTGGTGCAATTCCTTCGTGGGCTACATCATCGCCACTAGCAACGCGGCGTCAAAGTATAAGACGTCGGCAAAGTCCATCATGTCCCCCAGCACGCAGACCACCGCCGACAAGGCAAAGGCAAAGGGCTGGCTGCTCCCGGGCAACAATAAGGCGCGCCCAGGTGATTGCTTTATCCTGCCCGGCGTCCACATAGGTTTCGTGGCGTCAATCGGTTCTGGCAATCTGTTCACCTCACTAGAGGGGAACCATCAGGATTCCGTTTCGAGCGTCACGCGGTCATGGGCCGACGGCTGGCAACGCATCAGCCTGCCGGACGTAGGCGAGCCCGGGCCCGCGGCCGTGGAGAACGGTTATGGATTTGACGACACGCGCGTAAAGCTTTACGGTGGCTG